GTTTCCCAGTCACGATCCAGTTGGGTAAGTAGCGGGAGGTGTTATTGTAGAATCAGCTGCTGCTGCATTTGGAACAGCTGAATTAATAGCTGTAACATTAGCCCCTCCTACACTATTAGTCGCTGGAGTTTGTATAACAGAATTATTTAAAATATCGGTTGCTGTTACCCCATCAACAGCATTAGCAAAGGGTTGATATTTAGAAGTTGCTGTAGCTAATCCAGTTCCAATTAACCTTTCAAAATCAGGGCCACCTACAAAAGAAGCCACATCTGAGTATGAATTATTTAATTGTACAGATGCAGATATATTAAATGTTGCTCCACCAGTTGCTCTAGATAGGTTTAAAACAGCAGTGTTTTGGTTATAAAAATTTCCACCTGAAGCAAAACTTTTTAATGAAGCACTAAAACTTACAATAGACCCTTGAGTAAATTGTGTTAGCCCAAAATCAAAAACAGCTTTTGAGTTTTCCACACTTATCGTACTTGGCGTAGAACTACCATTTAAGACTTGGTAATCTGAAGAAACAAACTGACCAGGAATAACAGTAGAATTTTCAGCAGGATTTACCAAGCTCGTAACATAATTTAACTTAACATCGTTTCCGTCAGCAGACTTCATATCGTATCCATCTACATAGTTCCCTAGCATTAATCTATTTCCAGAACTAGTTAAAGCTTTTGCTTTTAATGGAACATTGTCATACAGTCTTAAACTTTCATTAGCAGATAACACTCTAAATACTTCTTTGTTTCTAAAAAATATAGATTGTGTTGAATTGTCAGCCCATCCTAAGTCAGACTTACTATACTTGTCTATTACTTTAATAACAGTGCTTGAACTTTCTTTGTAACAAACTTCTATTTCTTTGACTAAATTAGAACCCGTATTAAAAAACACAGTTGCTGCATTGAATTCATTAACCATTGATTCGTTCTTGACTGAGTTAAAGTCAACCTGAACAGGTCCAGTAGTAATTGGTGTAAAAGCAGGAGGGCTAAATGGAGATAGCGCAGAGTACTCTCCATCTTCATACTTAAACCTATAAGCAAAAGAAATAAACTTATCTGTAAAAAAACTTTGATCGTCACCATCAGCACTAGACAAAGTAAAACTAGGTGGGCTAATGGGTGGCTTAACTATAAGATTAATTTCTTCTTCTGTTATTTGGTCTACTCCACCAACAGGAAAATCATAAGACCTATCTACATTTATTTTTCTAGGTGGATTTAAATTATCTGTAAATATTAAAAACCTATCTATTAACTCAACCCCTGTTATTAAATTACTTGGGTTAAAGTTTAATACACTAGTAGATATAATGTGGTATATAGTAACAGATTTTTTTACATTGAAAGAAATAATTAAGTCAACTACTGAAGGATCAGTCACAAACCAATAAATAGTTTCATCACTTTCATCTGCATAAGAACCAATACAAACAGCGTTAGAGCTTAATGCCACTCCTTGATTAGTGATATTGGTTAGCTTTGTATTACCCTTAGTGTTTTCTACACTTCCTATTTCAGAATCTTCTGTTGAGCCTAGTCTAGCGTTTAGTGCGTCTACATACTCTCCAGGAGGTAGTATCCTTTCGTCACTAGACTTATTCATTATGCCTTTGAAGAAAAAACTATTTAATTGCATATTACTTTATAATCTTATCTTGACCTCTTAAATTCATAAGTAGTCTTCCTGGGTGAATGTTACTCATTCTTATTTTGGCATTTCTTAATAGTGCTGATTTGCTTTTTCTGTATCTATTTATAATGTACTCTGGTTCATTTAGTTTTGTATTTAATATAGAGTAAGTTATATAAGAATACAAAAACTCTTCAAACATTTTATTGACAGTTACCAATGAATCATCTCCATTTTCCATACCGTCAGAAACATATTCTAATACAACTGACTTATTACCAGCTCCAGAACTAAAATTAATTACCCCACCTTTTTTATCTATTTTAAAAGTAGGTAAAGCATTTGCTGTTTCTGTATTTAATCCGTAAGCACCACCAATAGAGAAGTCAAAATACCAACACCCTTCTAAACAAAAACCATAGTATCCGTAATAAGGGCTAGTCTCATTTAAGTATTGGCTTCTAGTAAGGCCGGCTATTCTGTCTTGTGTAATCTTAGAGTTTTCAGGACTTAGCACATTACCATTTGAATCAAACAATAAGTTGTTGTTGTTGTCTTGCAAGTAAGCAGAAGCATAATTAGTTTGAACATTTTCACTTAAAGGAAACAAAGTTCCGTTGTGATATATAGATATTCTAACCCAGTTAACAAAATCAGAAGGTAATATGTATCTTAAGTTGTCACCAACGTTTAGTTGAAGTATTTTAATTTCTTTAAACGCATCATAATTAAGTTCTTGTATTGCTCTTTTAGCGTGAAACAAAACTTGATATCTATCTATATTATTAATAAGCTGGTTGTTACCAACATACATTAACATATAGTTGTTTACAATATCTTGCAAAGAAACATACTGATAAGAACCCCAGTTGGCATTTGAAGGAGTATTGCCTCCATTTTCATAATATTGATATTGTGATATATATGCCATTAGCTATTTTCTTGTATGGTTTCTAGGTTTTCTTGTGTGGTTGCCGCTTGAACAACTTCAGCCTCTCTAATTGATAGTCCAGCATACTTTAAGATGTTAACAACCAAATCTGTTTCATCAGATAAAGGTAGTTCAAAGTCTTGAAAATCTGATTGAGATTGATCAAACAATGGTTGACCTCCTGTTAAAGTTTGGTAAGTCCACTTAGGGTCTTTTGGATATCTAACATATTGAGTTTGTAAGTCAGCCACTCCAGATATAGTAGTTGGGTAAGCAGTAATATTATTAGCCTCTAATACATATGCAGGATATTGTGTAGTAGGAGCTGTTAAGTTAGAGTTAATTAAATAAAATATTTTATCTTGACTTACTCTTTCTACCTCTGAAATATTTTTATTGTTATAAATTGCATAGTTTTCTGCAGTGACCATTATGTCACTACTTAAACTTAATGAGGTGTTAGATACTGCTGTTACAAAAGCAGATGTAGAGTCAGTGGTGTTAATTACTATGTCACCTACACTTACTACACCTAAAAAATTAGCATCAACATCATCTAGTTTTCCTGCGGTAGTTCCTGTTGTGGTTCCTGAAGCTAGTTGATTAGGGTAATAGAATATTTTATTAATAAGATAATAATCTAAAGGAAGCGAATAAATATTAGCATTAACTCTAGTTAAGAATGACGTAACTGAAAAACTATCTAATACTTCTTCTAATCCTTTTTTAATATCTGCGTAACCTGTACCGGATAGTCTACCTAGTCTATTGTTCTCTTTGTTTATTTGAGTATTATACTGGTAAAAGTAATCTTCAAATATATCTAGCTGCGCTTGTTTTGCAAAAAGGTTAAAGTCAGCTGGAGAGATGTATCCGTAATTATTTTTATTCAGTATAGAAAGAACAGTATTTCTAACAGAATTTATCATCTAAAATCTTTTAATACAAAGATAAGCAAAAAAAAAGAGCCTCTAGTGATAGAAGCTCTTGTATAATATATTAGATAAAATGTTATCCTATAGATATTCCTATTACTTTATTAGGTAAAGTAGATACATCGTGAGAAACATCTGTCCAACTAGAAGAGTAGCCTTTAACTATTGATTCTTCAATCAAGTCTCTAACTGCTTCGCTTCCTGAAGCAACTGGAGTGTGTGTTAAAGTAACAACATCAGCTGCTGCCGCTCCTTCATAAGTAATGGTAACAGTGCTAGTGGTAGCTTGCTCTACTAATAAAACTCCTGATCCAGAAACTAATTGACCGTTGTTAACAGTTGATGAATGAATAAAAAAGTCTAAATCAGCTGCTATTGGTGTGGTTCCGCCATCTAAAGCTTTTAAAGTAACATTATTATTGTCTATTTTACTAGCAACTAAAAAATACTTATTAATACCTGCTGCGTCTACGTGAACAATATCCCCAACAGACACATTAGCAAATGCATCGCCAGTAACTGTTAAATCTGCAGAACCAACCGCAGTAACAGACGTGTCGTTTACAACTTCCTTATATACGGGTACGTTTAAAAACTTCTCCATATCTTAAGCTATTGTGATTGCGCTTACCGCTAGCGGTAAAGAATC